CGAGCCGGCCGCGCCGGCAGGCGTCGTCAGGCTGGTCTGCGCCAGGCTCGCACCGGTGACGCTCTGGAATGCCGGCAACGTGCTCGCCGCCTCCGCGCCCGCGGCAAAAGCCGCCCCCCAGAGATAAAGGCCGGCGCCGCTCACCCCGGCATAGGCCGACGTGCCGAGCGGATTCTGCAGACCGATTGTCAGAACCGGAGCCGCGCTCGCGGCCATCGCGACCGTCATCGACACGGCAAACCAATTGCCGGCGGCACTGATCGACACGGTGACAGTGTTATCGCCCGGCGTCGCGGTCTGCGCTGTCAGGTCGAAGGCGCAGGTCCGCGTCGCCGCGCCGTCGAAAATACCGAGAAGGAGCGCGCTGCGTTCGGCCGCTTGCACATAAAGGCTGAAATTGACCTCGGTTCCAGCAGCCTGCGCCGCGGCGAGAATCATCGTGCATTGGTGGACACCGCTCGAAGACTCTTCTTCGAGCTTCTCGACCGGCGGCACGCCGCCGGAGGCGCCAAGCCAAATTTGCGTCGTCCCACCCGTGAGCGCCGTCGGCGGCTCGAAGATAAGCGGTGTGTTGACGATGCCGGCGCTGCCATTGCTGCCGATGCCGGACGACGATTTGGTCTGCACGGGATAGGCGACCGCTGTCGCCGTTCCGCCCGGAAATTCCTCGGCCGTGACGGTTAGAATGCCGGCCGCGTCCTCCTCAACCTCGGTGATGCGGACCGCAACATTCTCAAGCCCGAGATTGGCATCCGTCAAAGTGACGAGATCCATCGGCTCGAGCAGGCAATATTCCCACGACAACTTGAACGTATAATGGTTACGAATATAGAGGCCGCGCTGAAGGATGAGCTGCGCGGCGGTTTGCGCCACGGCGGCATCGCAGATGTCATGCGCCGTCAAAGTTGCCGCGATACGCAGACCATAGAGCTCGATCGCGTTCTGATCGAAGACCGTGATCGGCGTCGCATCGTAATAGTTCGAACGTTGGCAGATTTCGAGACGCTGCATATTGTAGGCGCTATAGGGATCGACCCGCGAAACCTGCACGGGATCTTCATTGTCCGTGTAGATATAATCGTCGTCGGTCAAATTATAGACCGGCGTCAGATCGGGATTGAACGTGCAGGTCCCGGAGGCGACTTTGGGCGAGGCCGCGTAACTATAATAGGTATTGTTGCCAGAAAGTGCGAAACTGATCCAGCCGCTGCCTTTCTGATAGAGCGTCCCGGTGACTGACGTGTCGCCATAGGGAATGAATTTCAGCAGGCCATCCGACCAGATCGCGGCGGTGTTGGTTAATTGAAGCCAACGATTGAGGGCGGAGGACGCCGCTTCCTGATCGCTCACGACCGGCGATAGGCAGAGGCCGGTCGCGGCGCAATAGGATTGATAGGAGGAATCGCCGCTCGATCCGAAAAGCGTCGTGGCGTCGATACTGCCGCCCGGGAAGCCGACGCCATATTGCGCATTGGTCAGAAAATCCGAAATAACCTGCGCCGGATCGGCATCGATCCCATTGGCGCCGGTCCCATAGAGCCGGCCCTTGATCTCGAAAGACAGATAGGGCAGCGTCGCGGAAGAGCCGAGATTGATCTTCCAGGTCGCGACGAAGGCAAGTCCTGGATAAGAGAGTTCGTTGCCGCCGAAGCTCGGTTGCCAGATCCCCTGCGGTGTATCTCCGACAATGAGGCTGAAATAGCCCGCATAATAAAGATCGGAGATCGACGTTCCGGTCCAGACCGCGCAATCGCCGCCGGTGATCGGCCCCTCGCAGAGGCCGAGGATCACCTCGTCGTAATAATTATAGCTGGTCGACGATCCGCTGCCGCCCTTGCCGCCACCGCCCGACTTGCCGCCGCCGTTTTTGGTATAATAGAAACCTCCCTGCCAGATGCAGTTTGGCGCGATCTTCTGCACGCCATAAGCGATCGTGATCGGAACGGCGCCGCTCGATGTCTGGATCTGCAGCCCGGTATAAAGCGGAACCGAAGCGGACTGATTGGCACCGCCGCGCAGAAAGCTCATCTCGCACCCCAATAGCTGAAGACGCGCGGCGCGCGACGCGGGTCGGCAAGCTGCCAATCGCGCGCGACCTCCTGCTCGACGACAGAATGCGCCGGATGAAAAGCGTGGACGATCCGCAGCGGATTAAGGGCGGTGACAATTCCACCATGGCTGTAGCAACGGCCATAGCGGAAAACCATGACATCCCCCGGTTGCGCTTTTGGCTTTGCCCGATCGCCGCCGCCGATCAGCGGGCTTTCGACTTCCGCGCAACGATCGAAGACGAAGCCCAGATAGCGCTCCTCGTTCCGATGCAAGTGCCAGTCCGGCGGATAGGGCCGCGGATCGAAGGGCGGGCAGAGGCCGGTATCGACAAAGACCCGTACGATCAACATACCGCAATCGACACCGACGCCGCGCACATCCGCGCAATTGTGATAGGGTGTGCCGAGCCAGCGCCGCGCCTCGGCGACGACAGCCGCGCGTGCCGTAGATTCATCATGCATGGGATCAAACCGCGAAGGTCGGCGGCGGGATATAGGGGAAGCCGCGGAAATTCGAGAGATTGTTGAACTTCGCCTTGCAGGTCGCCATCGTATGGTCGCAGCCCTGATAGATGGTGAAGGCATCGCCCGCGGCGGGAGCCGATTGCAATGGCGCGGCGAGCGTCAGCACGCCCGCGCTCGCCTGCTTGATCGTCGCGGAGACGCCGCCATTGGCGCCGGACGAAAACAGGATCGTCCCTTGCGTATAGGCGGACGACGCGCCACTCCAATTGATCGCGGTATAGGTCGAACCGTTACCGACCGTCCCGTTCGCCCCATAGGCGTTCCTGACCAGACCGCAGCCAGAATCATAGAGCACATGCAGACAAGCCGGCGAATAGAGATTGCGCGGCATATCGATATCGAGCAGGACGAGATCGGAATTGACGGTAATCTCCGCCGTGGTGCGCCCGACGTTATCGATCTTGCCCATACGGCCCTTGAACAGCACGACGCTGCCGAGCGGCGCTCCTGTCCATTGGGTCAGAAAGGCCCGCTCGCGCTTGATCTCACAGCCATCGAAGACGCCGTTGCGCAAAGCCTGGAGAAAGGGCACGCCGCCGATCGTGTCCGCCGGCCGCGCACAAATCGTGATCTTCTGCTGATCGACATCGAGGCCGATCGCGCATTTGTAGTTCAGCCCATCAACAAGAACAGAATTGGCCAAATAGGTATAGCCGTTCAGCGCGATCGGCACATCGGCGTTGGTATAGGTGAGAACAAGGCCGGTCCGCAGGGAGAATGTGAAGCAATCGGCCATCAGCAATGGCGCATCGGGCTGAGCGCGAACCGTATTGATATAAGCAATAAGAGCGGACGAAGCGGACTTCATGGCTTCACGCTCCGAAACTTCAGGGATTGAAGTTGCCACAGGCCCGACATGAATTCCTCGAAATCCTCGCTATCGTCGAGAAACCGGCAGAGGAAGGCATAGGCGAAATCCGCGCTGATCACCGCGCCGACAGCGGGCGCGACGACAAAATTCAGAATGTTCGGCGCGACCAATGTCCAACCCGTGCTCTGCGCGACTCCGTTCGCATAGACATTCGAAACGCCGGTGACCCAAGAGACAGGCTCGAGCATGCCGCCAAGATTGCGCTGGAACATAAAGCGCGTCGTCGCGCCGTCGCCGGTCGCGATCCCCTGCCCCGTCACGGCATTGTCGGCCGGATCGGTATAGAGAAATGTGCCATATTGCCCCTGGCATTGCAGATAAAGTCCCATGAGGCTTTGCAGCGACGCGGCCCCAAGGCCCGGATAGGCCGCGTTTGACGCGAGCCCATCGAATGTCAATTCGAATTCGTAGAGCGTATAAGCGTAGAGCGCTTGTCTGACTTCGCGGCCGGAGACATGCGCGGCAATGCGCGTCGAAAACGTCGGCCTTTTGTGGACCGACCACCCCTGTCCCGCCAGGACCGGAAAAGATGGTGGGGCTGTCATGCCTTCACCGTTCGCAGCTTGAGCGATTGCAGGGTCCAGAGCCGCGTCATGAATTCCTCGAGATCCTCGCTGTCATCGGCAAAGCGGCAGGTCAATGCCGACGCGCCGAGCGTGGCGGCCAATTGCGTCGGCACGGGAACGATGAAGAAACCGTCCTGGCCTTGTCTCTCCATATAAAAACTGGCCAACGCCTGAAAATCCGCGGCGGCGTCCATCCGCAGAAGATCGAAAGCGAATTCGATTTCCCACAGCGGCACCGACATTGTCGCCCGGCGACTTTCGCGGCCGGAGACATGGCTCGCCAGGTCGGTCGAAAACCCCGGCCGGTAATGCAC